AAAAGTAGCTAATTGATCTACTTTAATGCCACGACTTACGATACAGTTACCAATTACATTTTTAACTGCTTCGGTAATTTGTTTTGGATCTTCACTTTCCATCGCAATAATTAAAATCTTTTCTTCCTTAACAAGAAAAGGGCGATACTTAACAGTCTTTTTTAATGAGGGTATCTCCAATTCATATGTTGGAGTTGCGATACGGGGGAGTGGCATTTTTTTAATTCAAATCACTTAATTTTATTTAGTCTTCAAATCTAACTCTTAAAAAGGAGCATTTCTGCTCCCATTCTTCCTGAAAAGAACCACCAGTTCAGGCATTAATATTTATAATAACCCATAAAACTTCAGGTTTAATTATTTAGAAGCAATTTAGATAACTCTATTGGTTGTAAATGATGCTGTTAAAGCATTTGCCTGGTCTGTTAATGGTTGAGGTATTGGTTTTGAATCTGAAGAAGGAAACTTAATAGTTTCTTTAGTCAGTCTCAAAATTTCATCTGCAGATTGTGGAGAAGATGGTGAGTTATTTGCTGTTGTTGGATCAAGATTATTACTATCTTTAGCAATTTTTTGATTAAATGTTGACGTTTTACCTGCAATATAACGATCATAAGAAAATGTGGCCGATACTTTTAAGGCATCAGTATTAACATAACTTACTGGAATTGAACTTATAGCTGATGGAAATAATCCTCTAAAATTATATTCAATTTCTTTTCTATAGTCTCTATCAAACTTTACAATAGTTGTTTGATCTGTTTTGTAATATGCTGGATATTGCATTCTCGCAAAATATCCGTCAAGATTTTGACTTACCGCAGATCCACTTGCAATAAATTCCATCCAACATTCTAAGAATTTCAACATTCTATAATCACTATCTACATAAAAATCAAGTGATATTGCATCATACTGTCTTGAATGAGCAAACTTTTCCTGAATTCCCATATAATTTCCATCAACAGTAAAAGATGCTAATTGTGTTGTGGGAAGAGATGCAGAATAACAAAGAAGACCTGCACTTTCTGTAACAAAACGAGTATCCACGCCTTTTGATCTCAAATAATCCATTAATTTTCGCGGTAAGTTTCCAAATCTTACCTCATAATGAGAAGTTTGAGCAAGATTTGTTAATAATGGCTTAATATCTGATATTTTACGGGGAGTTACTGGCACTCTAAATACCTTATATGAGTATTATACTACACTTATTTAGATATAAATAAATGGGAAAGTAAGTTTATAAATCCATTATGTTTTTTGACACAAGAAAAATAAGTCAGTTATTAAATATTGACGACATAGGTATTATTGAAATTAATTTAGATAATGATGATAAGTGGAACTGTTATGATGATAAAATAATTAATCATAAAAGAAATACAACTGCAATTTATTGGAAAAATTTAAGTAATGAAGAAAGAATTGATAGATTAAAAAATCATGGCATGTCTGGTAAAAAACACTCTAAAAAAACCAGAGATAAAATGAGTAAATCTTCTGTCGGAAAAAACCGACCAACTTTACATAAAAGTGGGAGACTAATTAAAGATGATAAAATTGTAGAATTTTCTTGCTTAAGTCATTTTTGTAAGGAATATAAATTAAGTGTCGGACATGTTTCCGAACTATTACAAGGTAAAAGAAAATCTGTAAAGGGGTGGAAAAATGTCATATAAAGGAAAATATAAACCTTTATTTCCAGAAAAATATAAGGGCGACCCGACGAATATCATATATCGTTCTTTATGGGAAAGAAAATTTTGCAAATATTGCGACACTAATGAAAATATTATAGAATGGGAAAATGAGGAAATGTTTGTTTGGTATAAGTCTCCGATAGATGGCAAGCCTCATAGATACTTTCCAGACTTTCTAATTAAGGTTAAAGAAAGTAATGGAGCGATTAAAAAATATATGATTGAGATTAAACCAAAAAAACAAACTGTTCCGCCACCAAAACCTAAGAGGCAAACGAAACAGTATATCAGTGAAGTCTATGAGTATGCTAAAAATCAGTCTAAATGGGAAGCTGCAAAAGAGTGGTGTGCTGATAGAGGATATGAGTTCAAAATACTCACAGAATCAGATCTCAATATTAAGTAATGGCTAGAAAATCATCCAGCCCAAGAAGATCAAAAAGAAATCGTGTTTCTAATATTGTGAAAAATTTAATCGGCACGGAGAGTGCCGATGATATCATGCTTGAATTAATGGATGTTTTAACAGAGACGAATGACCCCCCAAGACCAGGAGCACTTTATGTATTTGTTTATAATGCAAAAACGCCCAATATAAGATATGACCAAAATCCACTAATTATCGTTACAGGTGTTTATCGGTGGGGATTTAGAGCATTTAATTATCACTGGGGGGAAGAAAGAAACTATACATGGGATGAAGTGGCTGGAGGAATGTATGAGGTTTATAAAGAAGAACTTAGCGATTTAAGAAGATTACCTTTTGGAAATATTCGTCTAAATAGTTAGAAAAAATAAATGGCAGATAATTTATTTACCTCACAATTATCTTCTGACGCACAAAACGCAGCTATAAATGCGTATAGAACTGATGGCTCAGCCACAAGCACTTCATCCAATCATGCACCTCCAAATACTGCTGGAAGTGAAACTACTAGTGCTCGCGGAAAAGGTTCACCAGAATTTAGATATCCTCAAAAAGCTCTACACAATAAGACGGATTATATTAAAATAGTTTGCTATGAATATGAACCCCCAGGTTTAAATACTTTATCAGAAAAAGGTTTTACTTTTGCGCAAAACAGTTCCGACGATACTTATAAAACTTTGGGAACAAAAAGTGTGAAAGGAACTATTTTTCTACCCATGCCACAAACCATTCCATTAAATGGTCAATCAGTTTCATGGGGTGAAGGGAGAATGGGACCTACTGAAGTGACAGGTGTAAATGTTGCTATGAAAACAATAAAAGATGGTCCACTAGGTATGATCGATGCACTAACAGCTACAGCTAAGGGTATTGGTAATGCTGCTCAAACTAGTAATGGTCAAAAAGCTATTCAGAGTTTTTTTGCAGTTAAAGGACTTGATCAATTACTAGGTCAAAATGGTGATTTATTTAATCAAGTTTTTGCTAGAAATACTGGAGCAGTTTTTAATGAAAATGTTGAACTTTTATTTGATGGAATAAATCTTCGTTCCGCTTTTGATTTTTCATTTGACTTAGCACCAAGAGATGAAAAAGAAGCTCAAGTAATTCGCAATATGGTAATTTTTCTTAAAAAGCATATGTCTGCCAGAAAAGGAAATTCTGGCGCTGGTTCTGGTTTATTTTTAACTGCTCCTAACGTATTTAAAATTGAATATATGAGTGGTGCAAATTCTCATCCATATTTGAATAAATTTAAAATGTGTGCTCTACAAAACTTATCATTAAATTTTACTGGATCCAATACATACACAACTTATTCTGATGGAACTCCAGTTCATATGAATTTATCATTAACATTTCAAGAACTTACACCAATTTATAATGAAGATTATGCAGAACAAAATGAGACAGGAGTTGGATACTGATGACTTACTTCAGAGAACTTCCAAATTTACAATATCAATCATTTTTAAAAGATAGAAAATCTTCTGGTGATTATTTACTTGTAAAAAATATATTTCGTAGAGTTAAACTTCGTGATGATTTACAAAACGTTTTTACGTTATTCAACAAGTATCAAATTCCTGATGGAGCTAGGCCAGAAGTAGTTGCTGAAGAACTTTATGGTAATGTTCAATATGATTGGGTTATATTAATTATGGCAGGAATTACAAATGTAAGAGATCAGTGGCCTCTTTCAGATAGACAAATTTATCAGTATTCTGAAGAAATTTATGGTGAAAATATGAATGATATACATCACTATGAAACTACCGAAGTTAAAGATACTCAAGGAAGGTTAATTCTTCCTGCAGGTAAAGTAGTTGATGAAGACTTTACAATATGCTATCAAGAAGGAATAACAACCTATACAAATGATAGCACCAAACTTGGAGAAAATGTCATTTATATTGCAGATCCAGTTGTAGGATTTACAAACTATGAATATGAAGTAATTAAAAATAATAAAAAAAGAAGTATCTATGTATTAAAATCAAGGTATCTGCAACAAGCTATTCTTGATACTAGAAAAGAGATGACTTACGATAAGTCATCTCAATACATAGATGATAAAACTATCAAAACTGAAAATACCAGAATTACATCACCATAAAAGATTTAGAGACTTATCAAAAATCATTACATAGCGGTGCTTGCGGGAGCGTTCTTTCCATTCTCCTTCAGCACCTTTTATTTTGCCTCTTGAGTGTTTAGTTCCATCCGCAAAGTAAAAGTCTTTCTTTGCATCAGTGAGCCCACAGTATTGAAAATTACATGCACGATAGATTGTTCCAGAATGAAAATCACTATCAGCATAAGAAATAATTGCCTTAACCTCAGTGTCTTTTCGGAATTGTTTAATTGCTCTTGAAACAAACCAAGAAGTGATATTATATTCTTCCTCTTGAGTATCTGGATGAATACAAAGTCTAGAAAGTTCAAACAATCCTTGTTGTTGATTTCTTTCTAGACCAAAAGCACCTTTTGCAATCTCTGGAACAGGGAGCCCAGTGAAAATACAAATTCCTTGTAGTCCACCAATATTCAAAGGGCAAAAATCATTATTTTTAAAAAGACCGTAGTTCCAACCAGACTTGAAATCTTTAGATAAGTTTTTAAGATAATGAAACCGCAGAAGTAACTCTGCGGCTTCGGATTTACTTACACGGTCGATGTAGTAATCAGATTTCACTCTTCTGCAAGTTTTGCAAAGTAGTTGAGAGCATCGTCATCCTCATCTTCCTGAACAGGAGCAGAAGCACGACGAGTTGGCTTCAGGTTATTCAGTTCGTTACGAAGGTCATCATCAAGTTCCTTCACAGAACCTCTAGAATAGTCTTCCTCATCGGAAACTTCTTCATCAATTCGTGAAGAACCTTTAGAACCAAGAACATAACCAAGACGCTTCTTCAATTCATCATAAGATTTGAATTGATCGGCAGCAACAAGTTCTGCAAGAGAATACTGCTTCTTCCAGATTTCTTCAAGAGCAGCATCATCACCATTCAGAACTGAGATTGGAGCAAATTCTGAAGAGTCATAGTTGCGATAACCTGCAACATTCTTGGCTTTCAGTTTGAAGTTTGCACCAGTCCAGAAATCAAATGGATCGATTGCTTCTTCGTCCTCAAACTCAGGTTGCATGGCAGCAGTCAGTTTGTCAAAGATTTTCTTACCATACTTATACTTTATGTTCGGATTGGTTCGCAACTACCAATCCCGAATCTTATTCGGCTGCCCCTCTCGGAACAGAACAGACTATATCATAATCCATTATTGATGGATCCCAAGCACTTCGGTTATCATTTGCTTATAACCTACTCCGATAAACGGATAGTCGTTGAACCTTACTTGCTGTGACAAGTCTTGGCTGCTGATTGTCTCTATTAAACTATTTTTAC